GGCCCAGGGCGCATGCGCAGCATGTCTTGTCCTATGACGATAGTATCGTTGTTGGACTAAATTGTGGAGGAGAACCTCCACGAACCAGAGGAGCTCTGGTGCCGTTGGGTGACCGAGTTACTACTACTCGGAAACGACCCCTGTTTCAGGGGCTATCGAATAGTGTTCTCAGGAGGGAGAAATACCCTCTCGGTGGTATACATACCACCGAAATCTTGTCGAAAGACAATTCTGGTAACACTTCACTGAACGGGACACAGTTAACTGTGTCGGAAAACCATCCTGGTTGGTTCTATCGCAAAAGCGGTAGGTTCCAAGCAGATGAGGGTGGCCCATTTTTCACACAAAGCCGCAGGTGTATCATCCTTGGTGGTGATTACCGCAGCTTTATGGGACATTCAGGAACTGCTACGACTAATCAGACGGATTCATTTTACAATGGATGCGTTCTGCCTAGTCCTGCACTCCTGGATGGCAACCGTTGGCCTGCGTATTCCAACTCCGGTAATCTGGCGTTGGATGCTGCAGGTACTACAGCGATTGCAAGATGTAAGCCGACTAACCCCAACGCGAGTCTTGCTAACGCCCTAATCGAGCTCAAACGTGACGGTCTGCCTAAATTGGCAGGTGCCGGCGTTTGGAAGGCTCAGACCCTAAAAGCCCTTAAAAAGGCTGGAGGGGATGAGTACCTTAATGTCGAGTTTGGGTGGAAGCCCCTTGTCAATGACATCGTCCAATCGGCCGTTGTCATAAGCGAAGCGGACGCACTAATAAATCAGTACGTTCGCGATGCTGGTAAGGAGATTCGCCGCAGGTATGTCTTCCCACCTGTAATTACTGAGTCAACGACGATCGTTAGTAGCAATATCTCGATAGGCCTTGTAGGGCCTACCGATCTTGTTATTTTCGATACGTCGAAGACCAGTCAAGGTCGCATGCTTCGCCACCGCAAGGTGGAGAAGTACTGTTGGTTTTCAGGCGCGTTTATTTATCATCTTCCCATTGATCCTATATCAATGAAGGAGGTGAAATCGCGGAAAGGCCTTTTGAGTAAAATCATTGGCCTTGACCTGACTCCCGATACAGTATGGGGTGCGACCCCATGGAGCTGGGCTGTCGATTGGGTTACTAACACTGGAGATGTTATTTCAAATCTCCAGAGTTGGTCCATCGATGGCATGGTGTTGCGATACGGTTACGTGATGGAGCATGTTATTGCTACCGACACGTATACGTTCGTGGGTGAAACTGGGCTTAAACAACCCGGTATCACGCCACCCGCCGTTCAGTTCGTCGCTGAGACGAAACAGAGACGGAGGGCGACACCCTTCGGGTTCGGCCTTCAGTATGGTCAGTTTACTGACCGTCAGAAAGGCATACTTGCCGCTCTTGGTCTTTCTAAGAGTGGCAAGTGACGTGTTGTACGTCGTCAAACCGCCATTGGGAGCTCAGTCTCCTAGGAGTGATGCCTATGTCAATGACCGATCCATTGGTCATCACCATTTCTGCCGTTCCGATCACGCTCCCGCGGATTTCCGTGGGGGATGACCGGTCGGAATATCAGTCTGGTGACGGCCTGACCAGTGCGACGTTCTCGCATCTCTACGACCAAGGTCGTGGAGATCGGGTTCGCCGCATGGCGCGGATCGACACCCGGAAAATCGCTGCGGATTGGGCGAAGCCGGCGGAAAACGTGCAGGTTTCGATGGCGACATATGTCGTCTTCGACCTGCCGCCCGCTGGCTATTCGGCCACCGAAGCGAAGGCCGTGTGGGACGGTTTCAATACCGCCCTGCAGGCCAGTTCCGGCGCGATGATCACAAAGCTTCTCGGCGGAGAGTCCTAACGGGCTTCCGTCGAATGCTTTGTAGATCGTCGTGGTGCTAGTACCATGGCAGATGAACGAGGAGATCGCGAAAGCGGTCGCCGCGGTCATTCGCCACGTCCGATCCGAAAAGAATTCGGTAGGAGGAAAACCGACCTCAATCCTAAGACAACGGTGAGCCAAAAGGCTCTCGTTATCACGGTGTTGTTGGCCGATGCTCTGTATCTAGCAGGTGAAGCCATTCTTGCTAGCGGACACGTCTGCTAGCAAGATGGGTGTCAATCAGGTTGGTGTCTACCTCATATGGGGTACCTGCGATCTCCCTAATAAGGGATCTCGTGGGGTCTGCCAAATTACCTTGTTGCTAGGCGATGAGCTTAGCAGTAAGGAACGTGAGGCGGTCGAGGCGTTGTTGGTCTCCGTCAAACGGATCCAGCAGCTACCTCTGCAACCAGTGATGTAGGCATCTTTGCATGACTATCAGGAGAGGAGTACAGAAATGTACCACCTCAAGTGTTAGATCATGACTGTACGACGTAGGCTAGGGATTGGTACACCTTCTATATAGGAGGGACCATGAAAAGCCTGACGTCACTCTGGTCCTGTGTGGCTAATGAATTAGCCGCACGATGCTGCACCAGCGCCACGCTCGACATAAAAACTGTCGAGCGTCGGTTCGAACACGAGGGGCTATCGTTTTTGGCGATAACCCTGGCGGACTTTGGAAAAGCCATCCAAAAATGGCTTGACCAAGGTTTCGTCGTCCCTTCGGACGCTCCGGCTTTTAAGCTGGATCGTCGTACTGGTCTCCCCGTATTTCTACGAGGTTTCCTTGGACGTGTGTTCGATCCTTGTAGTGGTGCGCTATTGGACAGTCCCGACATCGAAGCAATTTATGCTTTGCGTCAGCTTACGCTGATGTTTAGCAAAATTGCTCTCCCGGATGACCCCCGTGAAGGGGTCACTCGCAGCGTTGTAAACGCTGACCGCGAGAAGCAAGCGATGTTGGAATTTGTTCAATGTGAGCAGGGCGTTAAGGCATCCGATGATCGACTTGACCCTCAATATCTTGAGGATTTCGTTCGTGTTTCGGATCTGCTGTTTTCCGATTTGTTCTCTTCACTTGAGTCAAAACTCTTGTGGGAGAATTTTCGGTGTCAGCATGGTCCAGGCGCTGTCGCAGATAAGCTTAGCAGTAATGCTAAGTGGAATCTGCGAACCTGGACCGCGAGGCTTCAGTCGGTTTTTCCGGCTGAGACTCATCTTGTTCCTAATGATCGGTTTACTACCGATTTGGAACAAGATCTTAACGTTCTCGAACCCGGTGCCGAGATACCCGTTAGGGTTACCTCGGTCCCTAAAACGCTCAAGTCGCCACGGGTTATTGCTATTGAGCCTGCTGCTATGCAATTTGCACAGCAAGGGGTTCGTATAGCACTCCGTGACTCTCTACGGGAGGATGGTTTCCTCTCGCGAGTTATCGGTTTGGATGATCAAGTTCCTAATCAGGAGCTTGCTCGCCAAGGATCCCTCAGCGGGGATCTTGCTACGCTAGATCTTAGCGAAGCTTCCGATCGTGTCTCGAATCAGCATGTACGGGCGATGTTGCATGATTGGCCTTATTTGCTTGAGGCCATTCAAGCGTGTCGTTCCCGAAAGGCTGATGTGCCTGGCTTTGGCGTTATACGCCTTGCCAAGTTCGCGCCTATGGGTTCAGCTCTATGCTTTCCCTTTGAGGCCATGGTCTTTTTGACCTTGATCTTTTTGGGGATTGAGCGAGAGCTTAGTGCCCCGCTTTCTCCTGAATCGATTTATCGATTTAAGGAGCAGGTGCGCGTCTTTGGTGACGATTTGATCGTTCCCAGAGACTATGTGCTGTCCATCGTCGACGAACTCGAAGTTTTTGGACATCGAGTAAATGTCGGCAAGTCTTACTGGACCGGAAGGTTCCGTGAGTCTTGCGGAAAGGAGTACTATGACGGCCATGACGTTAGTATCGTCAAGGTTCGTCAGGTATTCCCAACACGACGGCAGGATGCGAGCAGAGTTGTTGCTGCGAACGCGCTACGAAACCAGCTCTATTGGGCTGGTCTGTGGCGCGGCACAGCATTTATGGACGCTCTACTTCAGAAGACACTACGTGTCTATCCGAATGTTGCGCCCACATCTCCGCTGTTGGGCAGAGTGTCGGTTTTGGGATATGAATTCCAAACCCTTCACCCTAATCACCACGGCCCC